GGCGCTCTTGGCCTCGGTCTCCAGGGTGCCCGCCTTGGCCTGCACCTGCTTGAGCTGGCCGGTCATTTCCTGCAACTGCTGCTCGAGTTGGCCCAGCTTGGTCTTCTGGGCGGTGAGCCGACGGGTTGCCGCATCCTGCCGGGTCCGCAGCCCGCGAACCTGCTGCTCCAGCAAAAAGAGCTGGTACATCTTCTCTTGAACCGACATACGCGTCTCCTGTCCAAACGACTATATCACGTTTGGGGCCTCAGGGGACAGGCGGCGTGGACAAAGGCAAAATCCCGGCAGGTCCACGCTGCGAGCACTCAATGAAAAAAGGCGAGATGCGTGTTCCGCATCCCGCCTTCTTGCTCCAGCGTCGAGCGGGCTTTTCAACCCGCGTTCCGCAATGGAGGTGAGGGGAGTCGAACCCCTGACCTCTTCCATGCCATGCCAGCCTTCTCTGGATCAGTCCCGTGAGCCGGTTTCTGCGGTGATCGGGGGATGCCTGCCAACAAAAAACCGCGGCCTGGGCTCGGGTGGTGAGCGTCAGACCGCGGCCGCAAGGTTCCGGAGTTGTGCATCAGCGCTCGGGATCAATGGGCGGGTGCTCAGGCATGGGGTAAGGCAGCAGCGTGTTAAGCCTGGCCTGGCGGGCCGCGCAGCCGCAGTCCTTGGCGCCTACAGCCGTGGCCACCGCCTGGGCCACGCGGTCCATGCCCGTGGCCTTGGCCAGCCTCGCGACGGTGTCGCCCAGGCCGCGGTCGGGGTGCCGCAGCTCGAGCTCCGACGACAGCAGGCGGCCGTCGGCGTCCCACTCGACGCGGTAGCGGCCGTAGGGCGTTACGCCCTCAGCGACGCGGCCGCCGGCGGGCGTGGGGTAGAACTTCAAGGGCTCAGCACTCCGGGGTGATGGTGAAGGTGCCGCCGTAGACGTAGTAGAACCAGGACGCGCAGCCCGACGTCAGCAGCGGCCCGGTGCGGATGTTGTCGGCTGTGCGTTCGGCCAGGCAGTCATAAGGCGCCGTGAGCTGGATCTCGCCGTACATCTGGAAGCCGTTGCCGCTGGGATTCGACTGGCCCACGCCGTCGCCGATGATGATCTTGTCAGCCTGGAACAGCACCGCCACCTTGAACACAATGTTGAACGTGCCGAACACCGGATCACCCCCACTGCAGGTGGAGGTCGGGCCCAGGAACACCGTGTAATTGACGGTGAAGATGGACTGAGCTGTGTAGAGGCAGCGGTTGACGGCGGACTGCGTGGCCACGTAGGAGCCATTGGGCCCGCTGGTGATGCTGTTGACCTTGAAGCAACTGCCGGCCGACGGGCAGCCGGGGATGTTCTGATGGCAGACGCACCCGGACGTGAGCGTGAAGTCCGCCAGCGTCACGACGATCTGGCTGGGCGTCTTGCCGCTGCAATGGGTGCAGGGCGGAGCGCAGCCGCAACAGCAGGCGCGGTGAATGCTCATGCGTCGCAGGTGCCGTCGTGGCTGCCCATGGCTTCGAAGGTGTAGAACGTGGTGGTGCCATTGGCCGTGGCCTGGGTGATCCGCACGATGGGCGAGGTCTTGAGCGTGCCGCTGGTGCCGCCGCCGCCCACGGGCCGCGGTGCGAACCCAGCCGGGTAGTCGTCGCCATAGACGTCGACGCCCCAGACGTACCAGTGCCCGCTGCCAGGATCGGCGACGTGCTCGAGCTCGCGCAGGTTGATCGCCGTGCCGCTGCGGCCGCCGTCTACGGTCGCGACGACGCCAGGGGCGGTCCAGGCCACCTCCTCGAAACCGTAGTCCCAGCGGGCCGCGTGGCCGCTCTGCAGGGCCACGCTGGTGATCCGGGCCAGGAAGGTCACGGGCGGCCGGATCAGCGGCCCGCCGATCCAACGGACGCCCAGGGCGCCGCCCTGCAGGCTGACCGCGATGTAGCGGCCGTCGCCGGCGGCGCTGCGCAGGGCGTTGCGGCTTTCGGTGACCTCGGCGTAGTGGGCCGCCGGCACAGGCTGGCCTGGCTTGAGGATGGGCAGCCGGGTCTGGGTGGGCATGTCAGAGCCCCAGCCCGGCGAAGTTGGCCGTCGGGTACCAGTCCACCGTCACGATGCCGACGTCGGCCACCAGCGCGGCGGGAGGTTGGCCAGTCTCAGGATCAACGAACACAGCCCGCGGCGACCAGCCGCCGGCGCGTTTCTGGAAGCGGTAGGTCATCTTCCAGGTCTCGCCGCCGTCGTTGCTCGTGCCGTCGACCTCCACACACTTCCATTCGCCGGCCAGACCGCCCTGCCACGGCACGCTGTTGACGTGGTTGGCATAGGCCTGGGTGATTTCGCCGGGCGTGATGTTGGTCTCGGTCCTGGACACTTCCAGCACGCTCTCGGCGTTGGTCACGGCGACCTGGGCCCCCTGGGTCACGCTGTTGTGCGTGACGGTGATCTGCGTGCCCTGGCGGTTGACCTCGGTGGTGACCTCAACCGAGCTGGTGGCAACGCGGTAGGCCACCGCCTCGTCTTCGCCGCCGGCAGGGTTGGCGCCCGCAGGCTCCTCAGTGGCATAGCGGATCGTCACGCTGACCTTGTCGGCATCGACGCAACGGGCAGCCAGCTCCACCACCTTGAGCCGGGCCAGCAGGCCCGAGGCGCCCAGGGCGTCGCCGTGCTCGGGGATGCCGTTGGTGGTGAGGGCGTCATACTCGCGTTCGGCGTCGGTGCCGCTGACGCTGTTGACGTGGGCCACGCGGATCTTCTCCGCGCCGTCCTTGCGCCAGGTCAGCGCCGATCCGTCCACCAGGTCGATCAGTACACCCATGGGATTCTCTCAGACCAGCACGGCCGGCAGGCCACGCTGCAGGGCGTCGCGGATCTGCTGCTGCACCTTGAGCTGTTCGTCGGCTTTCTTGAGGGCCTTGTCGGCGTCGTCGCGGCCCGCGCCCTTGGCCATCTGCGGCGTGCTGGCCTTGGCCGTGCTGATGAACTCGAACTGCCCGAGCTCCCGGCCCTGGCCCGTCTTGGCCATGCGATCGACAGCGTCGGCGGCGCCCTCGGCTTCCCGCCGCAGCTGCTCCATCCGCTGGTTGAACACGTCCTGGGTGATCAGGCCGCGGGCCAGGGCCGCCTCCAGGTTGGTCGTAAACTCGATGCGCTTCTGTTCGGGCGTCATCACGTCCTGCTTGACCTGGGCCGCGAACTGCTCCAGCTTGGCGGTTTCGGCGGCGGCCTCGCTCAGCTCGCGCTGCTGGGCCAGCAGCAGCTTGTAGGTATTGAGCTGCTCCTGGGTGGCGCCCAGGCCCTGCAGGCGGGCGATGTTGACCGCGTCCTCCCCGAGCTGCAGCCGTTGAATCTGCTCGCGCACCTGGGCGATCATCTTCTCCGCCTGCTCGATGCCATCGATGTCGACGGGGGCGGCGCTGCTGGCCTTGGCCATAGCGGCGGCGTTGGCGGCGATCGCCTGAGCGCTTGCCTCGGCGTCCCGCTCCACCTGCCGAAAGAACGCGCTGACTTTTTCAGCGGAAGACGGCTTGAGCAGGTCAGCTTCCATCTGAGCCGACAGCTTTGCAATTTCGGCGTTGACCTCAGCGGCAAAAGTCTTGTACCGCCTCGCGCTGAGCTCGGCCTGCTCCCCCACCTGGCCGGGAATGTAGGCCAGAACGTTGCCCATGGCTTCCAGCGCAGACGACACGCCGGAGACGAACGCCAGACCCAACATGCGCGCCGCGTTGAAGGCAAAGGCGATCGCATCAATGCCGTCGGCAACGTAGGCTGCACCCAGAGCGACCAGCTCCATGCCCCGGCGGACTGTCTTGGCAATGCGCTCTCCCTCGGTGCCGGCTTCCGTCAGGCGCCGTGCAAAGGCGTCGACAGAGGGCGACACTGCGATGGCCAACTGATTCCCGACGCCAACCAGAGCGGCCTGCATGCGACTGATGGAATCGTTGGCGGCTTCGACCTTGGCCGCGTCGATGCGGCTGTAGGTCAAGCCCAGTTTTTCGGCTTCGGCGATGTTCGCCTGCAGCCCGGCCGCCCCCTGATTCAGGAACGCCAGCAGGGTTTGGCCTGACTTCCCAAACATCTCGTACGCGGCGACGGCACGAAGCGCTGGATCTTCGATCTCCGACATGCGCTGGGCGACCAGTTCCAGCGCCTGCTGGGTGCCCATGCCATTAAGATCATCCGAGGCGATGCCCAGCCTGCTGAATGCCCCGACGGCGCCAGCCGCCCCGTCCCGCGCTTCGGCGATCTGGCGTACGAAACGCTGCAGGCCCTTGGTCAGGTCTTCCTGGCTTGCTCCGGCAAGGCCCGCGCCGTGAGTGAAGCCGGCCAGGGCCTCGGTGGAGAGCCCCAGCTGATCGGCCATCTTCGCGGCGTTGTCGATCGACTGCATGGAACTGGCCGCCAGGGCCGTGGCCGCAGCCAAGCCGGCAGCAGCCACGCCTGCCCCGAACGTCGCCACCTGGCTGCCGATCTTCACAGCGCTGGCGCCGAAACTGGCGGCCTGCTTCCGCGCCTTCTCCATGCCGGCCTCGAACGCCGACGTGGAGGCCGCCAGCTTGACGATGAGCGAGCCGATCAGGGCCATGGTGTCACCGTTTCTTGTTGCGGCTCAGGGCCCGCTGGATCGCGGCCACGCGGGACTTGAGCGTCTCTTCGGTCGCGACGGGGGTCACGGACGGGCGGCGGAAAAACCGCAGCACGAAGTCCCCCACCTTGGCGGCGGCGCCACGCCGGCCGGGCTGCAGGTTCACCAGCGTGCTGGCCACGATGCCGGCCTGCAGGTCGCCGCGAACCTGGCCGAACGGGTCGAGCTGGTCGTAGGCCATCCACTCGGCGAACTCGCGGGCGTCGATGCGCTGCTGGGCTTCGGCGACCGGCAGCCCCAGGTGCAAGGCGAGCTTGAACCAGAAGCGCCGCTCCGGTCGCCTGATCAGTTTTTTGCCAGGTCCTCAACGTCCCGGTCGGTCAGGCCGTTGAGCTTCTGGGCCAGCTCCGCCAGCCTGGCAATGACCGCCGCGGACTTGGTCCCCAGCAGCTCGGCGTCGCCGTCGGAGAAGATGCGGGCGCCGTCGTCGGTGACGAGCGTCCGCACCAGCAGCTGGGCCCGGATGCCGCGGGCGTCGGTGAGCTTGCCGTCCTTCATGCGGCTCACCACCAGCTGTTCGTACTGGTCGCGATCATCGCCGCTCATGACAGCGATGTGGACGGTGCAGTCCCACTCGGGCACGTGCACGGGCTGGCGCTGGCGGTCGTTGGCCGCCATGATCTTGTCTCTGAGCATCGGGAAAAATCCTTGCGTGGTGAAAGCGTGGGCGTCAGCGGGCTCAGTTGGTCGGGCGCAGGGTCAGCTTGGTCTCGATGCGGCCGTCGACGGCGCCGGAGGTTTCCTTGGAGCCCACCACCATGCTGCCCAGGGTGTCGGACCCGCCGCTGTTCCAGGCGATCACGACGTTGCCGGTGTCGCCGCGGTCGATGGTCGACTCGCCGACGACGGTGGCGCTCACCTCGATGTCGTCCTGGCCGACCTCGTATTTCTTGACGGTGTCAGCCAGGTCGGACACGTCGACCCAGGCGCCGCCGACCTTGAGGCCGATGTCGGCCAGCTCGCCGACGTTGGCGGACGCGAAGCTGAGGGTGGAACCGTTGGCAACCTTGGCCATGATCGAATCTCCTGAGTCAGGGGTTGAGGGAGGTCCAGATGAGGTAATCGGCTTGCTGGCCGAAGATGAAGCCGTCGCGGCCGGGCACCTGCTGAGCCGGCACGTCGCGCTGGTCGACGCGGTGGCACGAGTCGATCCGCGGCGTCAGGGCGGTGTTGCGCCAGCCGGCCAGCAGGCCGTTGACCACGGTCATGAGGGCCGCGGCCGCGGCGCTGCTGTCGGCCCAGGCCGTGACCTGAAACCGGCAGGCCTGGTCATCGTCGTCGGTCGGGCCGGTGAGCGTGTTGGTCGGATCGGTCGAGATCCGCTCGAAGGTCACGAAGGGCCGGGCGGCGGCCTGCGGCGCGAACTGCTCATAGCAGCGCGTGCCGGCCAGGGAGGTGAAGCCCGCGGCGGTCGTGAGCCTGGTGACGATCTGCTGTTCGACCGTGCTCATCGCTTGGCGGCCTCTTTCTCGATGCCTTCGGCGACGCGGCGCTGGATCACGGCCAGGGCCTCGTTTTTCTTCGTGTCCCAGGCGGGCCGCATGAAGGGTTGCTGCCTGGAGCCCGGATGGATCACACCGCCGCGGTCGGGCTGCACGTGCGGCCGGGTTCCAAACTCCACCAGGTGGGCGATCTTGGTGGGCACCTGGCGGCGGCCGTCGCTGCCGGTGCCGACGGCGAAGTGATCGGGCCCGATGATTGCCACGATGGTGCCGCCGTAGGCCTTGACCTTGGACTTGAGGCTGCGGGCCAGCACGCCGCTGTCGCCGATCCGCTTGGCCAGGCCCTTGGCGGCTTTCAGGATCGGGCTGCCGGCACTCCGCACCGCCGCCCGCATGACCTTGCGGGCAGACTTCTTGCCCAGTTCCACGAGCTTCTGGTCCAGTTCCTTGAGGCCCTGCACTTCGAAGCTCATCAGACCACCTCGTGACAGAGCAGCTCGTACTCTTCGCCGCGCTCTTCGACGTTGATCACGCGATCGATGGCCAGGTGGCGGCTGCCGAACAGCAGGCGGTGCCGCGGCGTGAGCGTGAGGCCCGGGGCCCGCAGCCGCACGCGGTGGGTGACGTCGGCCGCCACCTGGTCGCCGCGCAGCAGCTCGCGGCCGCTGATCGGCTCCACCGAGGCCCAGACGGTGGTCACGGTGGACCAGCTCTGGGTGGTGGAGCCGCGGCCGTCGGTGGTGTCGGTGGCGCTCTGCACGCTCACCTGGTGGCGCAGCTTGCCGGCACGCATCAGGCGATCTCCATCACGCGATGCATCCAGAGCAGCGAATCGACGGCCATCGGCAGCTCCGCCTCGCGGCCGCCGTCGCTGACGGCCTCGCGGTGCTCGTACCAGTGCCCGACCAGCAGCAGCAGGGCCTGCTTGATCGTGGTGGGCACGGTGCTGGCGGCGCCGTAGCCGGCCACGAACCGGATCACCACTTGGTCGGGCAGGCCCAGCCGGGTGGTGGGCCAGTCCTCGTCATACGCCGGCCAGATGCGGCCCTGCACGTTGGCCGTCTCCACGATGTAGTCGTCAGAGCTCAGCGTCTGGGCCTGGCCCTGGTCATCGGTGTACGTGATCGACGTCACCGACTGCAGCGGCGGCCGCGGGATCAGCAGCGGGCAGGGCATCACCGGGAAGGTCGGGAGCTTGAGGTCCCAGGTTGCGGTGACAAGCTGGCGGCCCAGGAACTGCTCGGCGTAGCCGCGCGCGGCCACGATCAGCGAATCGATCAGGGTGTCTTCGGCCGTGTGCGTCACCCGCAGGTGCGCCTTGGCCTCAGTCCTGCTGATCGGCTCTTCGCTTGGGGCGGTGACGAGCGCGAGACCCATGGGCCTTGTCCTTTGCTGCTGGATCGAGCACGGCGGTCTCATCGGCCTCGGGCAGCGTGGCGGTTTCCGGGGGCGGGGGTTGCTCGCTCGCCGGCACCGCCCGGCCGCGGCGGATCCACCGTTCGGCGGATGCCTCGGACAGGTCGGCGACCTGACCCTTGCTGTACTGCTGCTCGATTTCGCCCCGGTGGTCGCAGACCACCACGTCAACGAGGAAAAGGATCTTCATAACAGACCCGCCGGCCGTTGGGCCCGCGGATCTTTGGGTTGGTGCTGCTGGATCAGCTGACGATTTCGTCAACGGTGCTGGCGTCGTTGTCGGACGCCGGCTGGGTGCGCGGGTCCAGGCCCAGGATCACGCCGCCCGCGTCACTGGTGGCGGTCGCCACCGTCATGGACAGGGCGACGTAGCGGAAGCCGTTCGCCAGGTCCAGGTCGCTGTCGATGACGTTGATCAGGGCCTGCTTGTCGCTGTCGGTGCCGGCCTGGGTCAGCTGGGTGATGGCCTTGCCGGTGATGTCCTTGGCGCCAGCGCCCGCCGAGCTGGTGGCCTGCACCAGCTTGGCGTCCAGCGTCGCGGAGCTGCCCAGCGTGCCGGCCAGCACGATGGCCAGGGCGCTGCGGAACTTGCCCATGTCGACGTAGGCCGTGACATAGGTGTCCGCCGCGTAGGCGTCGGGATCGATCACGCCGCCGACGGCGACGCGTTCGGAGGGGAGGCTGTTCTGCATGATCGGGTCTCCGGTTTGAAACCAGGTGAAAGTCGGATGGAACGATGGTTTGAAGTCGTGGGACGGAAGTTGAAGAGCGAGCTGGCGCCGCCGTCCCTGGCTGGCGCCAGCTCGCCGTGGATCAGGCCCGAGCCGCCAGCGTCACGAAGCTCGACAGCGTGCTGCTGCCGTTCTTCGGCGTGATGGTGCTGGCCCGCATCGGGGCGCCGTCCACCCGCATGGTCCAGCGGTAGGCCGTCACGCCCTGGTCGAACCAGAGGTGGATGCTGGTCTGGTTGCGGATGCCGCCGGACTTGATGGTCGTGAGGTACTGGGCCAGGTCCGCCAGGATGATGTCGCCCTCATCGCCCACCGTCGGGCAGCTCTGCAGCGGGATCACGGGCCGCCCCATGAGCGTCGAGAACGGACTGCCGCTGAGGCTGTTGGCCGGCAGGTAGAGCGGCCAGCCGCCGACGTTCTCGCTGCCGGCAGCGTTCTTGATCAGGATCTTCATGGTCATGAGCTGCGGCAGCGTGTCCTGGTTGATCAGCCACACCGCGCGAAGCTGACTGGGGCCGTAGAGGCGGGCCCACATCTTGATGATGTTGTCGCTGACGATGGTGTCGGCGGCCTGGCCGCTTTCCTTGGCCACGCTGACGCGGGCGCCGCTGGCGATGATGCCCAGGGGCTTGCCCACGCCGTCACCGTTGACGATGGCGTCGTTGACCTTGAACTGCAGGACCTCGGGCGCCTTCATCATCAACCAGGCTTCCAGGGCGGCCGAGTCCTCCAGCAGTTCCTCGGTCACCGGCACCAGGGCCGTGACCTTGCTGAGCCGGCTGACGCGGGTCTTGAGCACGGGCTTGCTCTGGGTGGCCGCGGCGGCCTCGCCCTCCCAGTAGCCCTGGACGCCCGCGGTGCCCCAGGGCGTGGTCTCGTCCAGGGGCAGGACCATGGTGTTGCCGCGGGTGATCGGCATCTGGCTGGTGCGGTTGATGATCGGATCCTCCGCGATCGTCAACTTGACGATGGTGTCGCGGTAGTCGGGCGGGGCCGCGAAACCGCCGTCAGCGCCGACGCCCTCGTTGCCGTAGGTGCTCAGGCTGGCCCGCTGCTCCTGGCCCAGGCGCGGATCGACGCCGTGGCCCAGAGACGCCGCGCGAACCGCCTGGGCGAACTCGCCCATGCCGCGGAAGCCGTGCGTGCCGGTGTTGCGGGCGTCGTTGCGGACGGTGCCGCCGCTGATGCGCGGCTGGTCGCCGGGCCCGCCCGGCGTGGTCTGGCGGCCGCGGCCGGCCGTGAGCAGGTTGCGCTGCTCTTCCAGCCGCTCCAGCCGCTGGATCTGGGACCGGGTGCTGTCGAACTTGGCCAGCAGCTCATCGACCTGCTTCTGTTCGTCGTCGGTCAGGTCGCGGTGCTCGGTTTCGGCCTTGGTCACGATGGCCTCGCTCTGCTGATTGAGGTCAGCCAGGAGGGCGCGGAGTTCCTCGAGAGTCATGGACTCTGCCTTTCAAACGGGTGTTGCAATGGGTTGGAAACGATGCACGCGGCAGGCTCGGCTGCCGAGGGTCAGCGGCCGCGTCACGGCTCGGCGTGGCGGGTCGCGTGGTTCAAGGGCTCAGCGCTTGAGCAGTTCGCGGTTGAGGCGGCAGCGGGCCGCCGCCAGGGTGCGGCGATCCGCCGGCTGGCGCACCTGGCGGTGTCGGTCCAGGCTGCGCAGGGCAATTTCGGTCTGCGGGTAGGCCGGCTGGCCCACCACGCTCACCTCGTTGAGCACCACCTCCTGGAGCGTCCGCACCATGCGCTTGTCCGGATCCTCGTGCCAGGTGTCGCTGATGGTCCGGAATCCGAAGCTCATGCCGCTGATGTCGCCGCGCTTGACCAGCTCGAGCACGTCGCGGCCGATGGTGGTGTCGGGCGGGGTGATCTCGACCCGCAGGCCGGTCCCGTCCTCCGCCAGCGTCAGCGTGCCGGCCGTGGCCCGCCCCAGGATCTTGGCCGGGTCGTGCTCGTACAGGGCCCGCACGTCGGGCTTGTTGGCCAGGCTGGTCTTGAACGCGCCGGGGGCCACGATCTCGACAAACCCGCCTAGGTCGTGGCTGCGGCTGTTGAACTTCGCGGCGTAGCCGACCAGCACGGGCTTGCCGTCTTTGCCCGCGCGCAGCTCGATCGGCTCCGCCAGGACGCGCAACTCGTTGTCCGTCTGCATTGGCATGGGATCACCCTTTGAAAGTCGCGATCGCCCAGAGCAGCGCCGGCACGGCCAGCGTGATGAAGGCGCCGATGGCCAGCCACGTGATGCGCTTGACCGTGGCGACGAACGATTCGACCTGCAGCAGCCGGTGCAGGAGGGAGCGCTCCACGTCCTTGCCGTTGGTGCCGAAAAGCTGGTGGCTCAGATCGGCCAGGTCCTCACGCAAAGGCGCCAGCTCGGCGCGGATCGCTTCACGAAACTGTTCATTCATGGGCCGCGGCTCCCGACGCAAGCTGCACCACCTGGGTCATGACCGCCTGCGCGGTCGCCTCGATCTGCTGCTCCCATCCGGCGATCGCGGCCGCCACCTCGCCGGCTGCGGCGGCCCGGGTCAGCTCCGCCCGCGCGGCGTTGACCCGCTGCCCGGCCCAGCCGGCCACGGCCTCGCGGAGCTCGGGCCCGGGCTCCCGTCCCATCAGCCGGGCCAGGGCGCCCGCCGGCACCAGCACGGCGTCGACCAGCTGCTGGGCGTGGCGCTCGTAGAACCGCTCGGCCCAGCTCTCGAGCTCGGCGGGGTTATGCCGGGCCGCGGCCCGCTCGATGGCCCGCTGCTCTTTGCGGAGCAGCCGCGCGATCACCTCCCGGAAAATCGGCCCGCTGGCAGCCGTGGCGAGCTCACGCTGGGCGTCGTCGGCCGGGGTGGCCTGCGGGGGCGTCGGCGCCGCCGACGCGTCCTGGGGCAGCGGCGGGGCTGCTGGCGCGGCGGGCGGTGCGGGCGGCGGCGCTGTCAGCTTCTCGGGCGTGGTCATGTTGGCCGGCACCAGGTACAGGTCGCCGCCGTCGACCGGGTTGAGATCCTCCAGGCCGCGCACGTCGTTAACGGAGAGCCAGCCCCACTGCCGGCCGACGGCGTAGGCGTCGTAGCGGGTCTTCTGGTCGCCGCGGGCCACGGCCGCCAGGTTGATCTTGGTGTAGGCCGTGCTGGCCTGGCGGCGGCCGTAGAGCTTGCGGTCGGCCTCCTGCTCCAGCCGCACGGCCCAGGGCCCTACCGAACTCGAAATGAAGTCCAGGCCCTGGTGCTCGATGTTGGCCCAGGTCGCCCGCTCCAGGTCGGCCAGCTTGTGCGGCGGCACGCCGTACCAGCGGCAGATCTCCTGCAGCTGAAACTTCCGCGTCTCCAGGAACTGGGCATCCTCTGGCGGCACGCTCAGCGCCGTCCAGGTCATGCCCTCTTCCAGCACCGCCACGCGGTTGCCGTTGTTGCCGGTGTGGGCCTTTTCCCACTCTTCCTTGAGCACCTTGCGGCCGTCGCGATCGAGTTTCTTGGGATGGGTCAGGATGCCGCCGGGCCGGCTGCCGTTGCCGAACCACTGCGACCCGAAGCGCTCCGCCGCCAGGCCCAGGCCGATGGCCTCGCGGGCCTGGGCGATCGGGCTCAGCCCCCAGAGTCCGTCGCGGCTCAGGCCCGACACGTGAAACACGTCCTCCGCCCGCAGCGTGACGTGCCGGTTGTCGGCGTTGAGCACGCGGTAGACGATGCCGTCGTCGGTGAGCTGCACGTCCTGGACGCGGGCCGGGTGGATCGGGTGCAGGGCCACGGGATCCTCGACCACGCTCCATTCAATTTCCGCCAGGCCGTTGCCCCAGGTGAGCGCGTGCGCCATGAGCAGCTGCCGGAACACGAACGGGGTCTGGTAGCTGTTGGGCCGGCTGTGCAGCAGTCGATCGACCGCGCTGTTGACGGCCAGCTCGCGGCCGTCGGTCGTGCGGCGGTAGGCTCGCCAGGGCAGCATGGCCAGGGTCTCGCTGAGCACGCGCACGCAGGCCCACACCGCGGAGTAGTTGAGGGCCGAATCCTCATCGACCCAGACGCCGGCCGCCGGGCGCATGCCCACGGCCGTCGCGACCTGGCGGGGATGGCCGCCCACCCAGCTGGTTGCCCGCTTGAGCCAGTTGAACATGAGCAATCCTTCAGAGCACCAGCAGGCCGTCGCCGTCGCCGCGGTAGACCTGGCTGTAGCCGTCGACGCCGCTGGTCGCCATGCCGATGGCCATGATCAAAGCCACGATGCCGTCGATCCGCTCGGTGCTGCGCTTCTTGCAGGGCTTGATGTTGCCTGCCGAATCCTGCTCCAGGGCGATGTTGCCCGCCATCCAGCGCAGCACCGGGTTGCCGCCGTGGGCCAGTTCGCCGGCCAGCATCAGCCGCTCGAGCTCTTTGCTCGGCGGGCTCATTTCCTTCATGCCCTGGCCGAAGCCCATCACGTTGAACCCGTCGCCCGTCAGCTGCGACGTGATCTGGGTGGCGTTCCAGCGGTCGATGCCCAGGCTCTGGAACTTGTAGCGCCCGCCCAGCTCGTTGATGTCGGCCCGCACCACGTCGTAGTCGATGACGTCGCCCTCGGTCAGGGTCAGCAGTCCCTGCCGGGCCCACGTCAGGTAGGGCACCTTGTCCCGCCGCTCGCGCTTCTCCGCCCGTTCGGCCGGGATCCAGAACTTGGGCAGGGCGATCTTCAAGCCCCGCAGGTCAAACAGCATGACCAGGGCGGTGACGTCGGTGGTGGTGGACAGGTCCAGTCCCGCGTGGCAGGGCTGGCCCTCGAGCTCCAGCGGATCGACCCGCGTGGCGCAGGCGTCCCAGCGCTCCAGCTGCAGCCAGCGCTTGGCCTGCTGGGTCCGCATGTTCAGGTGCAGCCGCTTGAAGGTGTTTTCGTACTCAGGGCTCTCCTGGGCCCGCTTGCACTCGCGCTCCAGGTACTCGCGGCTGACGCTCACGCCCAGGTTCGGGTTGGCGGCCGCCCAGGCCTTCGGGCTCGTCCAGTCAGCGCCCGACGGGCTGGCGTAGATCACGGGCAGAAACGCCCAGTCCGGAAACGTCCCGTTGGCCACGCGCTGGGCGTAGGCCAGTTTCTCGTTGCAGATGCTGGGCCGATCGATGTCGGCCGTCGTGATGAAGATCAGCAGCGGCTGCTTGCGGTTCTGCGATGCCATCGACGTCTGCAGCACGTCGACCAGGTCGCGGTTCTCCTGGGCGTGCAGCTCGTCCACAATGACCAGGTGCGAGTTGCCGCCGTGCTTGGTGTTGGCGTCGGAGCTGATGACCTTGTAGGCGCTGCCCTCGGCTTCGTACACGATGGACCGCTGGCCGACCCCGCCGTAGATCTTGCACCGGCTGGCCAGGGCCGGCTCGTTCTCAACCATGCCCTTGGCCTGGCGGAACAGGTAGGCGGCCTGCTCCCGGTCGGCCGCCGCGGAGTACATCTGGGCCCCGATTTCTCGGTCGGTGAAGAGCACCAGGTTGAGGATCCCGGCGGCGAATGGCGTCTTGCCGTTCTTGCGCGGGATGTAGATGAACACCTCGCGGTAGCGCCTCACCTCCCGCCCGCGTTCGTCGTGCCGCTTCCAGCCGAAGATGCAGCCGATGATGGCCTGCTGCCAGGGCTCGAGCACGAACGGCTTGCCCGCCAGGTCGCCCTCCACGTGGGTCAACAGCTCGGGGAAAAAGTCCACGGCGAGCTGCGCGGCCTGATCGTCAAACCACTGTCCCGGCGCCGCCGTGGCGATCGGGTCATAGCCGGGCAGCAGCCGGAAGAGCTTGCGCCACCTCGCCGGCACGACGGGCGCCGCCGGCTCAACCTGGGCGCTCGAAGAAACGCGCCTTGTTCGGGCCCTTGCCGGTTTCCTCTTCGCCTTCGCCATGATCCACCGTGAGCCGGGCCCGGGCCGCCGGCGTCAGCCCGAGCTGCTGCTCCATCTTGCCCAGCTGGTCGCCCAGCATGGCCGCGATCCGCACCTGGGGGTGGGGCACGTACGTCGTGCCACTGTCGGTTTCAACCTCGGCGACCTCGCCGTTGTCCTGGATCCACTGCTCCGCGGCTTTCCAGCGTGACCAGGTGATGCAGTAGCGGGTCAGCACGTTGGCGTCGGCCAGCGTCAGCACGCCCATCTGGTGCAGCAGCGGGGCGAGCTGGTTCCAGGCCGACTTGGCCGCGGCATCCAGCCAGCCGGGGCAGGTTGGGATCTCGCGCGGGGCCTTGGGCTCGCCCTTGCGGGCGTTGGCCCGCCACGATCCGCGGAGCTGCAGGACGGCCGTCGGGGTTGGTGCTGGTCCTCGCGCCCCCATGACTGTGGAAACCCGTGAGTGTGTGTGTAACTGGGCGATGCGGTCTACAGGGCAAAAGCCAAAAGTCTGCGACCCCCCCTACCCCCGCGGCATGTCTTCGGACGCGGTCTTGCGGCTGTGGCAGGGCTTGCACAGCGGCTGCCAGTTGCTCGGATCCCAGAACAGCCGCACGTTGCGGCGGTGCGGCCGGATGTGGTCGACCTCGGTGGCGCCGGTCACGCGGCCCTGAGCGGTGCACAGCACGCACAGCGGATTCTCAGCCAGGAAGTCGGCCCGTGCCTTTTGCCAGGAGCGACCGTAGCCCCGCTTAGCGGCTGACTCGCGCGGGGCCTGAGCGGGCCCGCCCAAGGTGCGGGGTCGATAGGCTGGGGCTCGGGTAGGCATGGTCAGACCGTGCAGGTGATGTCACGCGGCCGCACGTGCACGTAGCCCTGGGCGGCGGTGTGGCAGACGCCGGCGCCGTTCGTGGCCCCGGCGGTGAAGCGGTAGGCGTAGTAGCTGGCCGGGCTGGTGCGGAAGGGGTGCGTGCCGCCTGGGCTCTCCAGGAAAGCCGCCGTCTGGACCGTCGTCCAGGAGAACACGAACTGCTGGCCCTCGGTGTTGGCGTCGGCCACCGAGGCCGTCACCTCCAGCGTCTCGGTGCCGGTGCTGCCGCTGAGCCGCTTGATGCCCAGCTTGCCGGTGAAACCCGTCAGGTCGCCCCAGGTGCTGGCCGGCATGGCCAGCGTGTAGCTCTTGGACTCGCCCTTGAAGACCTCCAGCACCTCGCCATCCACGATCAGGCCGGTGGTGCTGAGCGTGGTGGTGCCGCTGATCAGCACGGCCAGCTTGTCCAGGATGTACTTGCCCACGCTGCCCGTGGTGGTCAGGGTCGACGTGAGCACCGCCCAGACCGCCGCGGGCAGGTCGCTAAGGCGGTAGGTGTCGAGCTCGTGGTAGGCCGCGATCGCCACCATGCCGGTGGCCGATCCGCCGATCGTCACGCCGGTGGCTCCGCTGGCCACGGCGGCATCGGGCAGATCAACGCGACAGTAGCCGTCGCTCACGTGGATCATGCCGCCGTCGCTGTGCGCGGAGTTGGCGGCCGCCAGGGTGGCCGGCGTGATCGCGACCTTGAGGCCGCCCTCGCGGCGGTACCAGAGGGCCATGCCGCTGGTGTTGTACGCCACGCCGGTCTCGGGATCGCCCGTGGTGGAATCCACGAAACGGATCACGGTGCTCTGGTCGGTGGAGCCAGCCTTGATCAATCGCATCAGAGCATCCCCACGAACAGGCCATGGTGCTGGAGCTGCAGCAGCAGCGAGCCACTCGAGCTGGTCATCGGCTGGCGACGGCGAACACGGCCGGCGAAGGGCGGCGGCACCGGCACGGGCCGCACCTGGCGGGCCAGTACAAACGGCTCATCGGCCGGCGCCGCGTCGGCGTCCAGGGCCGGCCGGTGAAACTGTTTGCGGCTCTTGCGCTGCCAGCCCTGCACGCTTTACTCCTCGCCGATCATGCGGGCCACGGCGCTGACGCTGGCGCCCGCGGTGACGCGCAGGCCCAGGCGGCCGCCGCCCGGCACCACCAGGTCGCCGCCGAACGGCGCCTGCCACGTGTAGCCCGTTTGTGGGTGAACCAACTCGCTCATCAGCACGTTGCCGGCGGACGGCTCCGACGTCGACGTGTGCTGGGCGGTGGTCTGCAGCGTCTCGTCGTCGGCGCTGTTGATCTTCACCGGGCTGAGGCTGGTCATGGTGCCGGCGTCGGTCTGCCGCAACACCTCAACCAGGATCGGGGCGGCGGTGTTGCTCGTGCCCTTGAAGCTGACGCTGATCTCTTTGATCGTGACGCGGTGGTTGCTGGCGGCCACCACCTGCATGAGCGTCTTGGTGCTCGTGCCCGTGGTGATTTCGCCCGTGACCGCGGCGAAGGCGACTCGGCTCATGGTGATGGTCCTTTCACCACACGACGGCCGCGGCGGGCGGCTGTTGCGGTGGCTTGCTGGTGCGGTGCTGGATCGGGCGAGGCGTGGGGTCCGGCTCAGGCGTGACCGATGCCGTGCCCGGCAGGGCGGCGATCGGGGCGCTGGAAATCGGGCCTGAGCTGATCGTCATGGCTCACCAGGTGATGGCGGCGGCGTCCTCGATCGACTCGGCCAGCTGGGCCTGGGCACGCTTGGCGGCCCGCACGTCAAACAGGGCCTTGAGCGCCAGACCGTAGCCGACCAGCAGGGCCCGCAGCTGGGCGATGGTCAGCGTGTGGGCCACGCCCGCGGCATCCACGATCACCTGCTGGGTGGCGTCGTTGACCAGGCCCATTTCCTGGGCCTCGCGCAGCAGCGTCGCCTGGCGGGTGAAGGCGTTCTGATCGGTTTCAGCGGCCGCCAGGGTGATCTGGCTGCCCTGGGGCGTGATGCCCGCGGCGATTGCGGCGTCGTAGCCGGCCTGCACGCGGGCCACGGCGGCGGCCCGTGCTTCATGCAGCGGCCAAGCGTCTACCACGGCCTGCGCGGCGGCTCGCTGCTCCGGCGTGGCGTCAACGCGGTAGTCGATGCGATAGGTGCCGTCGTTCAGCTTCGCCACCCCGTCGATGGGGCAGACTGCAAGGATCGCGGCGTTGAGCTTCGAAGTGCTCATGCTCATCCCCACACCGTCACGTACAAGCCGCTCTGGACCTCGGACCAACCAACGTCACCGTAGAAGTCCGAGCTTCCGGTTTTCAGATTTTCGACGCCCGTGACGTAGTGCAGGCCCACGCCGACATAGCCGCGGTACGCCGCCACCGCCGGGCCCACCGATGTGCCGTTCCACCACCCGCTTACCCCGGAAAACCCGGTGGTGGTGTCGACGCCCACGCCGACCACCGCGTTGCCGGTCGCTCCCGGGTTCTGGCAGTTGAGCGCTGAGACTTCCTGCTCGTTGTCGGTCTGCACGAACGTGGCCCGGAAGGTGCTGCTGTTGTTTGCCGCCCGCCAGGTGTTGCTGTTGTAGGACCAGGAATTCGTGTTGTCGCCGATGAAGCAGGGACGCTGCACCCGGTTGTACTTGTTGCAGAGAAACCGCCGGGCCTCGGTGCCGCCGCTGCCCACGCCGCCGGCGGTGTCGCAGGTCTTGACGGTGCCGCTGTCGTCAAAGGTGTAGAACGTGCCCAGCAGCCGCCGCGTCGCGTCGCCGCTCTTGACGGCCACGCCGTCCTGCGTCGTGATCGCCGTGGCCCGCGTCGTGTCGTCGGTCCAGACCAGGGCCTCGATCGCGGCGGCCCCGCTGCTGAGGTAGGCGAAAACATCATAGGGCTTGCCTGCCGTCAGCCCGGTGGTGCTCAGGCTCAGCTCGGCGAACGCCACCACCTGCCAGCTGTAGCCGTTCCAAAGGGCGATGCGGTTGCCCTGGTAAGGGGTGAAATACACCGTCGTGGCGGCCGTCACGTCGCTGGTGGTCACCGGCGTGCCGCTGGTCAGCGTCAGGCGGCCCTGGCAGATGCTCACGTCGGGCAGGGCTTGAGCCGCCGACGTCACCAGGGCCACCAGCTTCGTGCCGGCCGACCAACTCACAGCGCTGCCGCTGTTGCTGCTGGCCAGGATCACGTCGCGGCTCAGCGTCGTGCCGCTGGCCGTGTAGGTGCCGGCGAACACTTCCCAGTCGCCCGTCGGGGCGCCGTCGCCGTCCACCGCCCAGGCGCTGAACGTGCCCGTCTGGCCGTCGGCCATGGTGCCGATGCTGCGGTAGCCGGTCGCCGCCGAGCCGAGCGTAAGCGTGCCCGTGCCCGTCGTCGTGGTGGCGTTCATGCAGCGATCGAGAGCGACCTGGCTCATGAGTCAATGTCCATGCAGGCGCCGGCCGTCACCTGGTGCACCACGATGGCGACGTCGCGGCGGTCGTAGCCACGGCGGATGGCTCGCCGGCAGATCCTGGCGATGGCCCGCTGCAGCCGATGCCAGAGCTCGGGCTCGCGGCAGAACATGCGGCCGTCGTAGATCCGCTGGCCCTCGATATGCAGCTCATGCACCACTGGTGCCGGCGTGAAACCGCTGCAGCGTGGATTGTTGATCGGGTCGGCCGTGCAGACGCGGCAGTCGCCGTGCCCGGGCTGGTCAGGCGGCGGGGTCGTCGGACGGCGAAGCTGGTGCAGGCAGACCGGCTGCATCCCGCCGCTCCCAATCAGGCGGCCATAAGCCGCAGGACCTCAGCTTGCCCCTGGCAATTGCCAACCGCTTGGACACGGCCTGACGGCTGATGCGGTGCCGCTGGGCCAGCTCGCGATGCGTGCGCCCCTGCTGGTAAGCCTCCAGCAGCAGCTCCACGTTGCCGCGGCCCACCAGGGCTTTGATCAGTCTGGCCTGGTCCGCCTCAGTCATGTGGTCACGGGGCTCCCGGTGGCGGCGGCGCCGGATTTCAGGGTGCGGATCACCAGGTCCTTACGCCGGTTGTCCACTGCGAGCCCCGCTCCGCCCAGCAGGCCAAGCAGGCCCACCACGCTCCCCACTGCGCTGACGGGATCGACCGTGCCGGCGGCCAACTGCGTCACAAACCCGCCCAGCGTCGTGACGATCTGCTGCCGAGCGACCAGCTTCCGCTCCAGGTCCTGCTGGGCCGCTTCATAGGCCGCCTGGAGCGCGGCGACGTCAATGTTGTAGGCGGCGATCTGGGCGTCCAGGTCCGCCGCCCGCTTCTCCAGGCTCGCCTTGAGCGCCTGGGCCTGCTGGTCGAGCTGGTGCGAGGTGACCTGGCGATCGTCGGTCAGTCCCTGCGTGGTCACCTCACAGCCCAGCAGCCAAAGGCTGCAGACCAGCGCGAGGATCAAGCCGAAGACCAGGCCGCGGTTGTAGCTGAGCCAGTTGAGGGCGCTGTGCAGCATCGTGGTGCTCCCTGTGGTGGTCCGTATACCCATACCCCGAGCAAGGCAACCCCAAAGGTTGCCTCTCACCACCAGCGGCCCACGCGAGCCACGCCTGGACGCGTCCTGGTCATGAGCTGGGCCAAGCTGGGGCGCGAGTGCCAGCCAAGCTCAATGCCGGCCTGCTGCAGCTCCTGAGCCAGCTCGTGCAACCGCTCGAGCTGACACTCTTCGCACACCTGTCCTGGTCGCGTAGCCATAACCGCGTAGCCGTAGCCGCAACCTGGGCAAACCAGATCCGACACCGGCACCACCAGGTCACCGTCGGCGGTCTGCGGGATGGCCGCGTTGAGGTACACGTGTTGCCGCCGATCGTGGCCACGGATGCGCAGCAGGTGCGCATCCGCCCGGCGAGCTTGGAACGTCTTCTGGTACACCGTGCGTTCAGCGATCAGCATGCAGCCCGCTTTCACAGATGCTCAGATGCTCAGTCCCCGGTCCAATCATCGGCAGGCACACGCTTAGCCTCCGCATCTTCGGCGGCGCCGCGCAGGTCACGCGATGCGTGCCCGCACATCATCCAAGCAAGCCTTTTCGGTTTGACTGCTTCTCAAGTTGGCGTTTCACGACATCCGACCCGATCACGCCAGCGGGCAGCGTCGAGCCGCCGTACAGCCGCAGGTCCGTCACCTTCGACAGGTCGACGCCAGCGGGCAGCGTCGAGCCGCCGTCCAGCCGCAGGTCCGTCACCTTCGACAGGTCGACGCCAGCGGGCAGCGTCGAGCCGCCGTACAGCC